CCCGCTTCTCTTCTTTGTGCGGCTTTAGCTAATTCAGATACTGCTGTAGATTTAATTCCTACACTATCGTCTCCCGTATCTTGCGTAGTAGCACTTCTAGCACGAACATCTGTTACAGTTTGTTCCTGTTCTTTTTCCTTTTCCGCAACAGGTTCAGGTTTATATCCAGCAGGAATAGGATAAATAGGATTCCCATTTACAAAAGGTATGTATAATTTTTCACCTGCATCATTTACATATATACGTGTTTCTGATTGTTGTTGTTGTCCAAACGGTGTACCTATTGCTTGTTCAAAAGTGTATGGTGTTTTTGGCATTACCTGAGAAGATGCATATACAGGTGCTGATGGTGTCTGTACCGTAACAGGTTGTGCCACTTGTTGTGGCTGTGTTTGAGCAGGAGAAGCAAACATAGATTGTTTAGTTAACTGTGTAGTAGGTCCTTGTATATTAACACCCGGAACTACACCACCTTCTGCCATTTGTGTAAATGGTACGTTATCAGGTAATTTAGCTTGGTCAGAGTTACCCATCTGACCCATGTCTTCCATTTTCTGTAAGCCTTGTTTAGCTTGGTCTCTAATGCCCATAATTTTTTCTAAGCCATGATATCTAACAACGTCAGCAGGTAATACAAACTCACCTTCACTTAATTGAGCAGGTATATCATCTCTTACTTCTTCTTGAGTAGAGCCGATAGGTACAGGATTTTTAGATATAGGGTCGTTAGTTTTCCCTTGGTCTTTAAATCCACCATCTTCAAACAATTCCATTTGGTCACTTACAGATTTTTTAGCCATCGTTTTTATTTACCTCGTCTCTTAAATACTTTAATCTTCTTAATGCCGCTATTGCACCTTGCGTTCTATACATAACAACTGTATCTTCTGCTTGCTCTATAGCTTTATGATGCTGCTCTATCAAAGCATCTAAATACTTATTGAGTTGGTGCTGGTGGCTGACTAGGGGTTTGAGGTTGCCCAGTATTTGCTTGTCCATTTCCACTAAATCCTTGTTCATTTGGTTGAGGTACTTGACCTGTTCCTATTGTTCCTCCACCTGCTCCTGTGGGGTCCATTGGGTTTGCACCTGCAGGAGCTTGACCTTGAGGTGCTTGAGGTCCTTGAAACTGTTTAAGTAACTCTGCCTGTAATACAGCTTCATCCATATTATTCGTAACTTTAGAAGGGTCTAAGTCCATAGCTTTTGCTATTTCTCTTATTATATAATTAAACTTGGCAAACGGAGCAAGGGCAGGATTAGATGCAGTTTGTAAAAATTGCATTAGTCTTTGGCTACGAACTTCATTTGCCATTAAGCTTTCAGTTCCTCTAGCATGAACTTCTAAATCACCTCTTATTTCTGGATTAAAATTAAATTGCATATTAAATCTAAATAATCCTTCACCTAAAGGTTTAAGTAAATAATCATCTACATTTTTAATAACAGTTTTAATACTGCCACTTGCTGCGTTCATTAACATAGATATACCTGATGCGGTTCTTCCTACACCCGATACCCCTGTTTGTCCATGAGAAAAAGATGGTAATCCAGTGCTTTCATCAGCTAGTTGTCTAGCCTTATCAAACAGTTGTAAATTTTCATTTGATACATTAGGAAACTTAGTGCCAAAAATTGCTTGACCCGGAGCACCCCCTTGTCTTCTAAATACTTTACCCGGATATACAGACAAGTCTTGACCCGGAACTAAATTGGTTTCATCTACTTCTATAAGTAAGTTACCTGATAGTACAGCATTATCAACAGCCATTCTCATAAAACCATTCATTAATGTTTGAGTATCATCCATATTTTCTGCTAAACCAATACCAAAAAAAGAATATGGATTTAATTCATATGGTGCTGCCATGTAAGGTATCTTAGCAGGTTTAAATGGGTTAAGAACAACTCTAAGTAATCTGCTACCAGATATCCATACATTAACTTGTAACTCTTCAAAGTTTTTCAATTCTTTAGGAATTTCAACACCTTGGTCTTCAAGCATTTCAGTATCTAACATACCCCAATACTCAAGAACTTCAAAACGTTCTACATAACTATCTTGATTATAATCTATTAAATCATCTTCCCAATACTTTTTGGTATAGTTTTCACCTTCTGCTATTACTTCTTCAATAACAGAATCTCTAAAATAAGGTCTACGTTTTAAAGAACGTAACTCAGAACGTGACATTTTGTGTCGTTCTATTATATATTGTGCTTGTTCAATGTTAGTGCTATCAGGGTCTGGATAAAAATTCCATAAAGAAACATGACTAACTTGAGGAATGGTTTTAAAAACGGGGGAGTATTCCCCTTCCTCGTTCCAATTTGGATACTCTTTATCAATGGCGAATGGTCCTTTCATTACTCCTGTACCAAACAGAGCCATCTCAAAAGCAGTACTTCTAAGATGTTTATTAGCATGAGACTCTTGCAGTTGGTCCATAATTTGTTTTTCCATAGACTTAGCTGCAATCATCGCAGGACTATATGTTATCGCTGTAGGAGTTTGTCCACTGCCTTCTTTAAGGTTTTCAACGTCTCCAAGCTTTTCTTCCAAAGGACCAAGCATGTCTTGCAAACTTTGTGCTGTAGCTCCTTTAGGAAGCTCCTTGCCATCTCCCATGAAACCATAGGGAGAAACATTATCCTGTCCATTAATTTGATTACGTAATTCTTGAGGTTCTTTAGGGTCGAAACTAACATCTTTAGCAACTCCTTCTGGTAGTTCAGTTGGTTCTATACTTATAGGAAATTTGTTTCCTGCAAATAATACATCAGCTATCTGTCCATAAGCAGCTAATGTTTTTGTTTTTGTTATTTTAATAAATACTCTAGACTTTTCAGCTTCAGTAAATTGAACATCAGGTCCATATATGCCTCTATAGTTTCTATAGGCACGAACCCATCTTATTTCATCATCATATCTGTAGTCTTCTGATTTTTTAAATTGAGACATGACATGATTAGCAATACCTTTTACTTCAGTATCCGTTACATCAGAGTCTTCAGAATCCTCTAATGCAATCGCATCATCTTCTAAATTTATTTCTTCTTCAGCCATATTAATATCCAAACGTTGAATCTGCTACAGGCATACTACTAGATGGTCTGCCATGTGGGTCGTAATCAAATATACTAAATCGTGGTCGTGACATTATACCATACCTTAAAGCATCATACAAGTGGTCTTCTGCTCTTGTATCTACATCTTCAGGATTCTTTTTATCCAAAGGTATAGACGGTAATTGAGAAACCGTATTAGTACACGTATCAAAAAATACTATTCTAGGTTCTTCTGTATATTCATCTACTTGCAAACGTCTATGTATCTCATTTTTACCGGATACACGACTACCTTTACTTCTATCTGAAGGTCTCCAACGACACCCTCTTTGTATCATTTGTTCTGCTAGTGAAGGTCCTGTATCTCCACGCTTATGCCATAATGAACTATCTAATACTCCATACTTTATGTTACCATCTTCTGCTTCTAATTCATTTATCATATCTGCCAAATCTGTGGCAAGGACTTTGCTAACATAGAGTTCTCTGTAGACAATAAGTTGTTCAGATGGCGAGACAGCAAACCATAACACACCACTATAAGAACCATAACCATAATCACAAGCCCTAAATTTGACCCAATTACTAGGGATGTGAAAAGGCTCAACAACGTGAATATCACGATTAAACTCCGTAAAAGCGGCACCTTCTTTAATATCCCAATCGCCCTCAAGTAATTGCCTACGCTGTTGCTCTGGAAGGGAGAGCAACATTGCTTCGTAATCACCTTCTCTAGATAAATACGGATTGTCAAATAATCTCGCAGGGATAAATTTCCTTTTAAATAATGCTTGTCCAGCCTTGCTATGTCCTGCTGGATACTTAAGTACTTCCCCGGTCTCGATATCTGTTGCATCAAATGCCTTTCCATATGGTGATGGGTCAATAAACATTTTTTTAACCCAGCCATGCCCAGGACCTCCTGGGTTTGTAGTGGCTCTCATATAGATTGGCAAATCTGCCGATGCGGTTCTTAATCGTGAACGCATATAGTTCCATGAAAATGGAGTTGCCCACTGCGTTAACTCGTCAAACCCTATCCAACTAAATGCCAATCCTTGATATCTTAATACGTCATCATCTCTGTCAAGGTATGACATCCACAATCTAGCACCTGATGGTGCTACCCATTGCATCTTTCTCTCTGACCATTTTATACCCTTCCAAATTTTAGGATATAATTCTTGTGACTTCCATACTAACTCTCTAAGTTCTTCTGTCGTATGTCTTAATAATAATCCACTAAAGGATGGATGACCCATATACCTTAGTGGGTCTGCAAGCATGGCATACGACTTACCACCACCTGCTGAACCTCCATATAAAACTTCTCTTTCCCCTGCTGCAAGAAACTCTGTCTGTGGTCCTGTATTTGGTTTAAATATAACGTTAAGAGATTCTTCATCATCTACACGTTCTACTTCAACTACTTTAGATTTTTGAACCGAGTCTTTCTTCTTCGATGGCTTTCGCTTTCTCGATTGCTTTCTGGGCGTACTCAGACCATTTTCTAAGAGTTCTAGCTTGGTTCTTACGTTGTTGCTCATGCATTAACCTTTTTCTTAATCCTACGTGAGATATTTCTCTACCTGTTTTTTGAGTAAGCCAATTCGCAACTTGACGAAAGGAATACTGCTTTACATATTTTCTAGCCATTTCAATAGCTTCAAGCTCTAAAGGTATTGGATTAAGTATGTCAGGGTCTTCTATATTTTTTTCATATCCGAATGGTATTATACGTGATATACGTGGTATCTTAGACCATTCTTTTCCTTCTTCATCTTTTACATCGGTAGGCTGTGGTAACTTCCACTTACCTAAACTTCTTGCAGTCATGTTACTCTTTATTTTTAGGTGGTAATATCATTACTCCACCCGATGCTTCTACTTGTACTTTTTCGGTTTTGATTAAACCTACTCTGTCTAGCAGTTCTTTGCTTGCTGAAAGCTTGTCTCGTATGCCAAGCTGGGTAGGGTCATCTACACCGCTTACCATAGCCACAGCAGCCTTGGGTGCGTTTCTACTCATATATATTTGTGTAGCATCCATAATCTCTTCTTTAAGAGATTTAACTATATCAGATGTGCTAGATGTTTCAGAGTACCCTGCTAATATTTTAGCTTGTGCTACATCACCACCTGCACCATCAAATAGCACATCAAGAAACTTTTGTTGTCTTTCAGTTAACTGTCTACTCATACTGGTGGGTTCTCTCTGTAATGCTGTCTATCAACGATTGCTATTAGACGCTTGGCTCTATTAGGTGTTTGTTTAAACCAATTACTATCTTC